TACGCATACTCTTGCAATCCATAAAATTTAATATATATTAAATTTTATGGATTGCAAGAGTATGCGTATATAATACTCACAAACGCCGAGTCTTTGGCGAGAGGCTTATTTGGGGGAGGGTAGGTCAAGTACTTCCTCGTATTCTTTGTAGGAGATTTCTATCCATCCTATTTCAAAGTCAACCCATCTTTTCTGTACTTCCAAGTGAGCTATCTGTTTATCTTCTGCCATCAGGGAATCTAAGAAAGCTTTTTGCAAGTTGTCTATGTCTGGTTTGGACTGGTGAAATCTGCCATGATGTAATTTCTTTTTTTTCTTAGACCAAGAGGGCGGGACTGGGATAAAGAAAGTTATGGAAGCTCCGACTGGGGGAAGGATGAATCTTTTTGATTTAGCTTCTGCGCATAGATCTACTTTGTACTTGTTGTACTTTTCTAATCTCATCAATCTGCTTAAACCGGCTGGGCGTAATTTCTCTCTAGGTATCCTGAAAAATATTGAATCACCTTGAGTTGCCCTGACATGGGTTTGAGGTGTTATGTTAAGGATTACTTTTTTCATAACCTATCCCTCCCACATATTGAACTGCTGGCTTCTGTTTTGCCATCTGTCTTTCTAAAATGTCCTCTACTGTTTTGCTTAATGACCATTTTTTCTTTTTGGCTAGAAATTGTAATTTAATGTAACTTTCTTCTGAAAGGCTAATTGTAATTCTTTTTTTCATGTGATGCAGTTTGATGCAATATACATCATATTGTAACATTTACCAAAAAACGTACATAATTTTGTACAAATAAAAAACCTCCTTATTTAAGGGAGGCTTCTAAACGAAAAACATAAAGAACCAACTAAACTATTTTATAACTCCACGGCCTTTTAAGATGTCGGCTTTTGTTACCTTACCGTCCTTGTTTAAGTCTGGGAAACTTTTCTTCTTCATAGAGCCTAATTTCATTGCTCTTGCTTTTGCTGCATCCTTTGCTCTATTCATGTATTGATCTTGCATTGCGTCTGATGCCTTCTTTTCCCAAGCATCTTGATCAGACTTCTTTACTAACCTGCCCATTTCCGTTCTTACCATTCCTTTTGGATCTTGTTGCATATCTATTTATTTTTATTTTTCTTAAGACCTTCTGCTAATCTTGAAACATTTTCATCTGACATATATCTTGTTGGTTCTAGAGGTTTTTGGTTTTTAGCTTTTTTTAGCATGTCTAATACTCTAGCTTTATCTCTTTGATATACTCTTTCCTTTCTTTCTTTAATGCTCTCAACAAACGCTTCTGGCTTACCAGTAAATTCATTTTTTCGTGTTACTTTTAAAGCTTCAGTATTAGGGTATCTAGTTACTTCTTCATCACCATAATTCTTGCTTATGAAATAGCGCATTTTTTTTGGATTCTCTATATCAGATTTATTTATACCTACTCCTGATAATTTTAAATCAAGCTTTTCATAATCGTCACCAAATTCTTGCGTTCCTTCAAATTTATCTTGCATTTCTCTACCTACCCTTTTGATAGTAGCAGCGCCTTCTTCTCTTTGTTCTTTTGAAGGGCCTTTTGCTATTTTACTTGGCATTGATGATTTTCTTTCATAAGCAATAACTTCTTTTGCTTTCTTTTTACCACCGCCTTTCTTCATTGAATATAACATATTATTTATATTTTACTATAGTTATTTCATAGTCAATTAAGCCTTCTTCTTCTTCATCATCTTCATTTTCTTCTTCATCTTCGTCAAATTCAAATTCATCTTCCTCTTGATTAAACTCTTCTTCCAACATTTCTTTGATCTCTTCAAGCAACTCTTCAATTCTTTCTAAGTGTTCTTTTTGTAGTTTCATAATGTTTGGTTTTATACCCCAAATATACAAAATATTTTTACCATTACCACCAAAAAATTGTATTACATAACACCAAAATTGTTCTACATCAACACACCTTTGAGGGTACCCTATGAAAAAAAAGGCCAAAAGTTTTTATGGGGCATTAAAATTCTAGCACCGAGTACCCCTGTTTTTTGGATATTCTAGCACCTTTATTGGTATGGTATGGGCATGCATGGGTAATGGCGGGCAATGGCACTAGCATTGGTTTGTATGGTAACGCATGGCATTGGTAGTGGTGGTGGTATGGTCATGCAATTTATCCTGTATGCATATGGGGATCATGGCCATTGGTTAGACTAGCAATTGGGATTAGGTATGTATGTTATAGGATAGGGAATTAAATTAATTTTGTAGCTACATTTGAAATAATTAACTTAACTTTGTAGCTACAATTAAAAACTTAAAAACAACACTATGGATTTAGAATTAATTTTACAAACAGCAGCAGAATGTTTAGCCCTTAAACCAAATTTATCAGACAACCCAAATGGGTATGATAAAGCAATTATTGGATTAACCGATAATGGACAACTGGTTTACTCAAAAGAAATTATGGTTGAGCTGTTAATTGAAGTAGATAAAGAGCTTTCAGAAGAAGATGCTTGGGAATTTCTTGAATTCAACTGTTTTTGTGCTTATGTTGGCGAACAAACTCCTATTTATGTAAATACTTATTAATTTATGGCAAAAAGTAAACCAATTGGAGTTAGATTTGACTTATATAAGTTGGATATGATTCAAAAAGAGCAAAATTTGACTTCTGTTCAACAAGTAGTGAATTATTTAATGGATAATTATGGCAAAATAAAGCCCGTAGAGGAGGTTTTGCTAATTAAACAGGTAGAATATCCGAAAAAAGTACAAAAGCCCGAAATAAAACCTCAAAATGGCAATGCGGAGCCTCCTAGTGGGTTGACTGGAATAAATTTAGCTATTTGGAAGTCTGAAAATTGGAAATAATTCGTATCTTAGCTAAAATATTGTAACATGTCTGAAGAAAAATTTTCATATTTTGTATCTTATTTAAAAGATTCTTTTGATCAAGCTGTCGTTTGGCACCATCAAACTGATTCTTATGCAGTACATAAGGCTTTAAATAAGTTTTATGATGGTATTCTTGGTTTAACAGACGGTTTAATAGAAAGCGTAAGTGGAATACATGGCAGACCAATGAAATATCAAATTGACAGCCCTGTAGATTATAAAAATCCAGAACAAGTAATTAAATATTTTAAGTCTTGTTACAATATGATTGAAAAAGAAAGAAAAGATATATACCAAGAAACTTGGATTCAAAATCAAGTAGATGAAATATCTGCATTGTTTGCATCAACATTATACCTATTAAGTTTAAAATAATGAAAAGTAAATTAAAAATGATGAAAAGAGCAGATGGCTCTTATTCTCGTAGAGGTTTGTGGGATAACATCCGCGCAGCTGCTGGATCTGGTAAAAAACCAACTCCTGAAATGTTAAAGCAAGAAAAGAAAATTAAATCAGAAGAAAAGAAATAATTATGTCTGGAGCTTGGCAAAGAAAAGAAGGTAAAAACCCTGAAGGTGGATTAAATGCAAAAGGTCGTGCATCTTACAATGCAGAAACTGGTGGCAATCTAAAAGCTCCTGTAAAATCAGGGGTTAATCCTCGTAGAGTTTCGTTTGCAGCTCGTTTTGCCGGTATGTTAGGTGCTATGAAAAAACCTAATGGTGAACCAACTAGAAAAGCACTTGCTTTAAAAGCTTGGGGATTTGGCAGTGTTGAAGCAGCTCGTAAGTTTGCTAACACACATAAAAAATCTTAGTTATTTTTGATCTTCTAATATTCTTTTACCTGCATCAGACAAAGGTCGTGAAAATAGTCTAAGCTTTTTTCCAGTGTTTGGGCATATGAAAGTAATACCAGCATCTTGGTAAGCTTTTAATACAATCTCTAAGCCGCCATCACCATCCGGACTTGCTCCTACTACATGAGGTTCATCATAATCAAATTGCATACAAAAGTCACATCCTTCTGTATATACTTCTATTTCTTTTGGAATCTCTGTTTTTTTCTTTGCCATTTTATCTTTTTATTTTTGTCATTTTTTCACAATGCGGGCATTGTATCTTTTCTAAATATTTTATTTCAACACTATCATCAAACCATTTTATCATATCAGTTTCTATAACTGCTACATGATAATTTAAGCATAATTCACAAACTATTTCAGCTACTTCATATATAACGCTAACCTCCATCATTTATATCTTTTATATCTACTATTTTTACCTCCTCTCCACTAATCATTGCATCTAATGTTGACTCAATCATTTCTCTTTGCTCTGGAGTTAACAAAGCAACCTTTTCGTGTATGGCTGGTATAGCAAATATATCACTATTTATTTCTTTTTTTATACCATATCTTACTTCTTCAGTTAAAAATGGATGGGTTACGATATCGTTAAACATCCATTTTATTTTGCCTACATATACTTTAAATAATTTTTCACCTTTTGTTTCAGGATATTGCCTGCAAAAATCCTCAAACTGTTCTTGAGCTAATTTTAAATTTTGAACAGCACTTATGATGTTAGCACTCATTATTAAAGTTTAAATGCGTTTGTTCTAATTCTTGTAAAAATGTTCTAGCTTTTAGAACTTTATTTTCAATTCGTAAAATATCATCTTCACTTCTATTAACGTTAAACGTAAGTATTCTTTCATTAATTGATATATCATCAAATGTCATGTTGAATTCTATCTTTATTGCTTCTTTGATAAATTCTGGGCTTTCTTCTGAAATTACATCCATATTTTTAAGCAGGTAATATTTTTCTTGTTGAATAATACTTTCTGGTGTATTGACTAAACAATACGCAATAGTAGCTTTTATTGTGCCTGTAAGCCACATATAGGACTGCATTTGCCAATAGTATAAATTATCCAACTTGTCTGGTATGTTGCCTAAAAATGTCCAAAGATCATAACTTGACTTTATATCAATAATAGTATTGCCATTAATAATATCTGGCAATCCAGTTATAAAATCATTTTTAAATCGTTCTTCATTTTTGCTAAATGGTAATTTAAGATACATTGATAATAAATCAATAGAATCTTGTTCAGCTTCAATGCCTTTTTTCATTTGCTTTGTTTGTATATCTCTTTTCCTTCCGTATTTTTCAGCGATATAAACTTCAATTAAATGTTTTTGTGCAGTCTTGGATAAGATGCCAGCTTCTTTGTCAGCTTTAGTTACAGGTTCAGTCATTAAATAACCGACAGAGCTTGCTCTGATTAGTGTTTCGTTCCAGTTCATTAAAGTGTGTTTAGTTTGTTGTTATAATGTTCTAATAGTTCAGGATTGCTTTTACTCATTAACTCCCAAGCCTTTAATTCTTCTCTCGTTTTGCAAGAATCAATAAAGTCTTTTGTTTTTTCAGCTAATGTTTTTTTTGATTGGCTAGGAATTACTTCTTCAGGAACTTGTTCATCATAAAAATAACCTAGTTCTTTTAATCTAATTACATTTTGTTTGTGGTACTCCTCTACCAAGTCCCTTGCAATATCAAGAGCTTTGTTTGCTGACTCTCCTTGATTAAGAGAAAATTCAACACCAATTTTTTCAGAAGAGTAATTACCTAAATTAAATGTTCTAGTGTAGTTAACGGTTTGGATGTGCATAATACTTATTTTATTCTTGTTACAATTGTTTGTTCATCAATAAACTTGATTTTAAAAATTTTACTTTCATGTCCTTTTTTCTTTTTAAGATTTGACACCATAACCATAACCGATGTGTATGGGTTATCTAATCTAATACTTTCGCTTAATGTTAAATCAGCCACCTTGCTTGATACTGATTCTGGATCTATTTTTCTTGCCATTTTATATATTTTTTGTAAAATTAATTTAATTAAATATACTAACCAAAATTAATTTAATTAAAATAAAACCTCCCGTATAGAAATACAGGAGGGATATTTGCTTAAAACCACCAATCTACAATTACTTCTGTAAAATTTAAATAAATTTCTTTTTTACTAAGTTAAGCTTTGCCCTATATTCAAGGATCAAAGATTTAAGCTCATCTCTTGTTGGTCTTACTGTCTGCCTAGCTGTTTCTCTAAGGTATTCAACTAATGCTCCATTCTCTTGATGCAATTTATTTTCAAATTCTTCAATATTACCAGTTTTGAAGTAATTACATTCCATACATTGCGGTCTGCAATTTGCTTCCATCCATCTTGTTCCTAGATTTACTCTACCCATAAAATGACCACATTGTATTTCAGCAATTTTATGTTTACCACCACAAGTATAACATTCTACCATACCTGTTTTATCTGCGTATTTATTTCTTAGATATTGGCTAAATACATGGTCAAGATCTGAAACTAAATTCTGAAAACTTTCTGAATCATCTTCAAATTCTTCCATTCTTTTTTGCGTAGAAACCACTGTAGCACATTGCTTGCACATCTTTTTAGAAAAATGATAATCTATATTTCCGCAACTAACGCACCTTTTCTTCTTCACTATTATTGTTGAATTTCTCATCTTCTTTTAGTTTATGTAGTTTATCTTTTATAAATCTGTACTTGCCTATGTATTTCCCTTCTTTTGTAACTTCTATAATCATGTCTAATCGTTTAGCCATCTCATAGATTAATTCTTTATTCTCCATTATCTTTTATATCATAATAAAAAGAATCTGTATCTTCTACTATCCATCTGTCTGATTGGTTTTCAACAGAATCTAAATTAGTATCAACCTTAAATTGTTTTAGATCTTCTGGTAATTGCTTTGTTACCCAATTAGAATCTTTCCAAAATATTCTATTATTAGGCATACACAATAAATATCCATCATCCGATTCTAATAAATGTCCACACTTATAATCAGAAGGTTCATCGCTGTATGGATTATTAAACCAATCAACAGTTAAAATATAAGTACCCCAAACTTTAGTGCCATCTCTTAAAACTACTTGCCCTCTATGGTAAGCTAAAAAATCATATTCTATAACAGTGACATTTTCACTAAAGCAATCCCATAATTGTTTGTAATTATAAGGAATATCATTGGTAGGAATCTTAGTATAAATTTCAGATAATGGCACCCTGCTTCTTAACATACCAGAATCAGTTAATACATGAAATGTAAGTATTTTACCACCACAAGATTGAATACCAAATACATATACATTGTAATATTCATTACCATCTTCATCGTTTTTAGTAAAATAAGACTTTTTTACAAGAGCTTTAAAGCTTGGTATATTTGAATTTAATATCATATTTTATTTGTTTATAAGTTTATAAAATAGGAATTTAGCCAACTCCCATAATACGATTGTCAAAATAATTGTCATTTCAATAATTTGAACAAAGATAGTTAATTTAATTAAACCACAAAATAAATTTAAAAAAAAGTTAAAAAAATTTGGGTATTTAAAAAATAACACTATTTTTGTCATCCAATAATCAAAACAAATTTATGGAAATCAAGACTAAATTAAGGCTTCATGAAAGAATAAAAGAAGCTTTAGATGGCCGTACACAAAGGTGGCTGTCATTAAATGCAAAGATACCAGAATCGGAATTATCACGAAAGATGCAAGGTAAATTATTATTTACCGATGCAGAAATAACTCGTATTAACGAGGCGTTGAAAACCGATTTTATAAACGATTAAGATAAAAAAATGCCAAAAGATACATTCTACTTCTCGCACGACTACAATGCGCGCAATGATGAGAAGATAAAAAGACTAATAAGAAAGCATGGCATGATAGGCTATGGTATATTTTGGTCAATAGTAGAGGATTTATATAATAATGCGAACGCATTGCGAACGGATTACAATGGCATTGCGTATGATTTAAGAGTGGATAGCGATATTGTTGCATCCGTAATAAATGACTTTGATTTATTCGTTTTTGATGGTGATTTTTTTGGTAGTAATTCGGTACAAGAAAGACTTGATCAGAGAAATATAAAAAGCGAAAGTGCAAGAAAATCAGCTAGTTATAGATGGACTAATGCGAACGCAATGCAAACGCTATCCGATAGCAATGCTAAAAAGGAAAGGAAAGGAAAGGAAATAAAAGGAAAGGAAATAAAAGGAAAGGAAATAAAGGAAATAAACATTTCGTTTGATTCTTTTTGGGATTTGTATGACAAGAAAACAGGTGAAAAAGGAAAGCTAACTGAAAAATGGAATAAGTTGTCTGACTCTGAAAGAACAGAAATTATGAGATTTATTCCAAATTACAAGATTTGCCAGCCTGATAAAAAATTTAGAAAAGATCCACAAACATTTTTAAACAACAAATCTTGGAACGATGAACTTATAGGTTCGGGAGAAATACCAAAACAACAAATTTATAAAAACGATGACTTTGAGGCGTACAAGAAACGCCAACAAGAATTAGGAAAAACTTTAAATTAATACGATGATAGCTACTATTTTTAAAAACATTTTTAGCAAGGAACCACATTTCATAACCATTGACAAGGCACTTGAAAGGATAAAGTTAGGTGCAAGTAAAGCTTTGGTTTTAGATATTAGGTTAGCTTTGGATAAGGAAAAGGCTAATAAGCTAAAGCTAAACTTACCTTCAATTTGCTTTAGTGGTAAGTTTGGAGCAGATAGGAAAGATGAACAATTGGTTGGACACAGCGGTTTTATAGTTTTGGATTTTGATGATATTTCTGATTTGAGGGATAAACAGACTGAAATTATCCAAAAAGATTTTGTCTATGCTTGTTGGGTTAGCCCGTCTGGTAATGGGTTAAAAGCTTTGGTTAAAATTGCAGATGGCAAAAAGCATAGAGAGCATTTCCAATCACTACAAGAGGTTTTTCCGGAAGTTGACCGAAGCGGAATCAATGTAAGCAGGGTTTGTTACGAAAGTTTTGATCCCGATATTTACATTAACGACAAGGCTGCGGTTTTTACCAAAGCAAAAAAAATAGAAAAAGTAGTAGTCAACGAAATAGAAACAATTGACGATTCTGAAAACTTTCGTAGAATACTAAAATGGCTTACGAATAAAAACGATGCTTTTGTCACTGGAGAGAGAAATACTTACATTTTCAAGTTAGCATCTGCGTGTTGTAGGTTTGGAATCAACGAGGATGCCGCTTTAAGCCTCATTTCAGCCGAATATTTAGTGAGTAATGACTTTACTATGTCGGAGATGAGTAGTGCTGTAAAGAGCGGATATAGGGCAAATAGGGCTATTGCTGGTTCGGCTATCTTACAAAAGGAGAAGTTGGTTAATAAAACCACGAATTATGAGATTGATGTCAAAAAGGAATTTGTAGATGAAAAAGGGGATAATTACAGGGTTGAAGATGTGGTATATGGAATTGATGTAAAGGATAAAGCTTTACTTATCAACCAAAATGGATTTGATAAGGTTATGGGAGTTGGGGTGCCAGAGCTTGATTATATTTTTAAACCTAAAAGAGGAGAGATTACATTGCTTACTGGGATTGGTAACTATGGGAAGACAGCTTGGCAAAAGTCACAATTATTAAGCAGAATCATCATGTATGGAGAAAAGATTGCTACATTTTCTCCAGAAGATACACCTGCGGAAGAGTATTTTCATGACTACGTTGAGATGCTTTTAGGTTGTGAATGTACTCCATTTAACCCAAATAGACCAGCCAATGATATTTACGAGGCGGCATACGATTATATTTCTAAGCATATTTTCTATATCAGCGCAGAGATGCTTTCGCCTACCCCACAATATATCAAAGAAAAGTTTTTGGAGCTTATTGTGCAAGAGAAAGTTGACTTTTGTTGTATAGATCCATTTAACCAAATGACCAATGATTACAAAGGATTTGGTGGTAGAACAGATAAGTATTTGGAAACATTGTTAGCGGATTTCTCAAGATTTGCGAAAAAGAATGATGTGTATTTTTGGGTTATTGCACATCCAAAATTAATGGAAAGAGATAGAGGTGGGAACTATAAATGTCCCGATGTATTTGATGTGAATGATGGTGCTATGTGGAATAATAAAATGGACAACATTACAGTTTACCACAGACCATTTGCGCAAACAGATCCAAGTAGCCCAATAGCAGAATTTCATTCAAAGAAAATTAAGAAGAAAAGCGTTGGTAGAAAAGGTTTTATAATGATTGAGTATATTTGGGATAGAAGAAGATTTTTTATTGAAGGAAGGGATTTTATACAAGAGATGTTGAATAAAAAAGCACTTGATTTTTGGAAAAGAAAAGAAGCTAATCAATCATGGCTTCCATATAAAGATGAAGAAGGTGGAGAAGTAATATTTTAATAATAAAAAACAAACACAATGATCAGAATTAGCGTAATCGGAAGATTAGGACAAGATGCAGTAGTTAACACAGTGAATGGTAAAACAGTGATTAATTTTTCAATGGCTTACAGCGAAAAGTTTAAGAATCAACAAGGTGAAGATGTAGATAAAACTACATGGGTTTCATGTGCTTATTGGACAGACAAAACTAATGTATCTAATTACCTTAAAAAAGGTACAATGATTTACATGGAAGGTAAGCCAGAAGCAAAGACTTATAACAATGATAAAACAAAAGAAGTAATTGCTCAATTGCATGCTAGAGTTACATCTTTGCAACTTTTATCCGGTAAACAAGAAGAAAATAATGCATAATGTATATTCACGAATTATTAAACCCTATAGAAGTTGAAACACCACTTGGAAGAGGAAAAGCAATTGCTTGGATTGACTACGGAACAGAAGTCAACACTGTTTGGAAAGTCGTATTTTACCACAATGGTATGGTGCGGAACTTTTACGATAAAGACATACTCATCTACCCAAATAAAATGGATGGTGGGAACATAGATTTAAAGTATTTTAAAACTCAATAATATGCAGCAAGAATTAGTATTTGACGGAACTGATTATGTTCATGAAAGAGATGGCAAAAGATTAGCTAAAAACCATTTTAAATTAAAGGAACTAATGCAAGACAAAAGGTTTAGAACCCTTAGTGAAATTTCAGCTATTACTCATATCCCAGAAGCGTCTGTTTCGGCAGGTTTGCGGGATTTTAGGAAAGAAAAGTTTGGTAGGCACATTGTAAATAAAAATTATTTAGAAAATGGCTTATATTCGTACCAATTAATCCTAAATAACACATAAAATGGCAAAAGTTAAATCAGATTCAAGAAAGGTAACATTTGGAAGTAGAAAAACAGGCAGTGCAAAGAAATCGTATAACAAACATTCTCCAAAACCCAAACAATATAGGGGTCAAGGAAGATAAATTTAATTTATGAACAACAAAGCAGCTAAAAAATTAAGAAGATTATCTGTGTTTATGGCAGCGGGTGCTGGTAAAACAATAGAAGATGCCAAAAGGATATACAAAAACCTAAAGGCGGTACATAAAGAAAATAAAAAAGCCCCTCAAAAATAAGAGGGGCTAATTCATTAAGCGTTTGCTGCTGCGTTAATTTGTGTTACAGTAGAAGTCGTATAAAATAATACGGCTACTTGATTTAAGCCAGTAGGAGCTACTTCAACTATTGAGTTCATAGTTACTCCGTTTGCTACTGTACCTGTTGGAGCAGGGTAAGCCGCAAATGTGCTTACTGGAAATCCGTATGCAATACCAGATGTTGCTGGAGTTCCGTTAGGGTTTAATAAAGCATATTGATTTCTTTGATATGCTGTAATTGATACTATACTTGCCATTTTTTAATATTTTTAATTGTTTTTAAATTTTTTTAATTAAGCTGCTGTTGTTGTTGTTGTTGTTGGAGCTGCTGTAGTAGTTGTTGTTGGAGCTGCTGTTGTTGTGGTTGTTGTTGTTGTGGTTGTTGTTGTAGTTGTAGCAATACCACTTCCGTTGATAGCTGCAATTAATTGAGCAACAGTTTGATTGGTATACAACTTTTCAGCTGGTTGGTTAAGACCGCTTGGGTACATAAGAATTAATGAATTCATTTGTACGCCATTTGCTAATACAGTTGTTGGTTGTACTTGTAAGTCAACAGTAGGTAATGAAAATAACACACCACTAGTTGCAGGGGTGCCGTTAGGGTTTGTTAAATCGTATTGGTTTCTACGATAAACATAAACTGATAAATGATTTGCCATTTTTTAATTGTTTTTTTGTTATAAATTTTTTTTTGGGCAATACAAATATAATAAATTTTGGTAGATATAAAAAATCATGTAATTTTAATTAAATTAATTAAATTATGAAATTGAAAGCTCCAAGTAATAGAGTAATCATTAAGGTTGATTTAGAAAGTAAGAATAGCCACACATTTAAAGATGGCACAAAAATAAAATTAGAAAGAGTATATGATAATTTTAATATGCGTTATGTTAAGCCGGTAAACGCGGAAGTAGTAGATGCTAGTGCCATGCCCGTTGGTTCTGAAATTTTAATACATCATAATGCTACTCATGATACTTATAAGATTTTTAATTATCAAAAGCCAACAGCTGAAGCATCCTCAGATATGCAATATTTTTCAATACCTATTGAAGAGTGTTTTATGTGGAGAAGCGAAAAAGGTTCCACGTGGAACCCTTTAAATAATTTTATTACAGGATTAAGAATATTTGAACCATATACTGGTTTTTTGCAAGGAGTTGAGCCTACGTTGGTTAAAAACAAGATTTATGTTACTAGCGGTGAATTAAGTGGAAATGTTGTAGGCACTGTAATATCAAGCGATTACGAAATTATTTATCAAAACGATGATGGAACAGAAGGCAGGATTATAAGATTAAGATATTATCCAGAAGGTAATGATAGAAATGAAGTAATTTCAGTTGAACATGAGTTAACTGAAAAAGTAGTAAATGGTGATTTATTGATTGGGTATAATATTTCAGATGCTAAAAAATTAAATTAATGTCAGAAGAATTAGAATCTAAAATAAAAGATTTACAAAAGCAAATTGCTTACTTGGAAGGCAAAAATTCTTATTATGAACAAGATGGTATAGGTAAATTGTATCATGCGCTAAATAGAAAAGCTAACGAGATGGCTGAATTACTTAATAAAACTAGTCTTACGGCAATTGATATTGATGATCCTAAAATTAAAACATTTGAAAGATTGCAAAAAATATGGGTAGATGCTGGTACAATTTCAGCTTCAATTAAATCCTTAGAAGTATTAGCTGGTATCAATCAAGAAACAAATGATAAAAAAGACGTAGTTCAGGTTAATAGAAAGCCATTTTCTCCAGAAAACATGGCTGATGCAGTAGGTGAATTAGCTGGGAAAAGATATTAATTATGTACGAAAAAATTGAAGGAGGTAGTATAATAGATATTCAGGGGCTAAAGTGTAACTTACCTCCAGAAGGTTATGTGTTTAATATAATTACTAAACAAATAGAATTTAGGGGTGTATATAAAAGGTCTGAAATTAAATCAGAGCAATATTGGAAAAGGATACCATTGCCAGATTGGTATCAAAACACGATGAAAAAATGGGATGAATTTGATAAAAAGAAAAAAGATGAGGAAGCTGAATTTTATGATGAAAGGCTAGAAGAATATAAAAAACAAGAGTGGGATAGAAGGTTAAACGGCTTTTGGTACACTAATAACGGTAAGCCATTGTTTTTAACTGGTTTGCATTATTTATATTTACAATGGTGGTCTATTGATATTGGTTATCCTAAGTTTCGTATTCCAGATTTGGAAAAGTTCTATTTTATGGACTATTGTATTCAAGACCCGTTATGTATGGGAATGCTTGAGGTGACTAAAAGACGTTTTGGTAAATCCTTTGTGGCTGGCTTATTTGTTTCTGAATACATTACTAGAACCAAGATGACAAATGGTGGTATTCAGTCTAAAACAGGATCTGATGCCAAAAAATTCTTTGCTAAGACTGTGGTTAACCCATTTAGAAGGTTGCCAAAGTTTTTTAGACCAGAATATGATATGTCTTTGGGTGTTAATCCTAAAACAGAGATGAGATTCCAAAAGACAAACGTAAGAGGTAAGAAAGCAGAAGATAGTGTTGATAAGGATGAATTAGGGTCAATTATTGACCACCAATCGGCAGATACAGTTGCTTATGATGGACAGAAACTCCATAGATATGTAGCTGATGAGTGTGGTAAAACCACAGAGGTTAATGTTTATGACAGGCACGAGGTTGTGCGTTATTGTTTGCTAGATGATGAAGGTAAGATTATTGGTAAAGCATTATATACTACAACAGTAGAGAAATTAACTACAGAAAAAGACGGGGTACAAGATGCGTTTAAGTTATTATGGGAAGAAAGCAATCAAGACAAAAGACAAGATAATGGGACAACTTCAAGTGGTCTTTATAGATTTTTTATGTCTGCGAAACGAACTAGAAACTTTGATGACTTTGGCTTCCCAGATGAAAATAAGACTTTAGATCAAATTTTAGCTGATAGAGAAACAGTTAAGAATAACTCAAGAGCATTATCTGCTCGTGTTAGGAAAGAACCATTGACAATTGATGAAGCGTTTAGCACAGACTCCGATAAGTGTATTTTTAATGTAATGAATATAGGAGCAAGGGAGCAGTATTTGAAAGAAAATCCTGTATTAAAAAGGCATGTTATATTTTACCGAGATATTGACCAAACAGTAAGGTGGAGAAATATTCATGATAAAGAAGAAGATTTTCATTGGGTTATAACTCAATTCCCACCAAAAGGCGAAGAGAATAAACATACATTTGATGTTAAAACTAGAAAACCGGGAAGGGTATCTGATGGCGCAATAGCAATTGACGGATACAGTAATAGTCAAGGTGGTAAGTACGGTTCAAAAGCATCAGCTTGGATTGGTAGAAGATATGATTTATTAAACCCAGAAACTACCGGTAAGGCAATAGGTCATTTGTATGGCAGACCTCAAATTAAAGAAACATTGCACGAGCAAGTTCTTTTAGCGGCTGAATTTTATGGTTATCAAGCGTGGTACGAGCATAATAGTGATGATTATTTATCATATTTTAGAGATAGAGGGCGTGTTGGGTATTTAGGTTCTTACCCACTTTCAACAATTGATCCTTCTAAAAGAGAAACAGCAGAAAGATATAAAGGTTTCCCAACAACTCCATTTAGCTTAACTAAGCAGACTGATGTTGGAATTATGTATTTTGAATCTCATATTGATTCTATAGATTTTGAAAACTTGTTGGAAGATGCCAAAAAGTTTGATCCAAACAGTAGAACTGATTTTGACCAAACAGTATCATTTTTAATGTTAATAGTATGTCTTATGGAACCAGTTCAAAAACAAATTAAACGGGAACCATTGGTTAGAAGCTATAAGCCAGAGTTCAATTAATTAAAAATTTTACTAAATTCTTAATATTTAGTATATTTGACGTAAAATACAATTACATTGGCAGATAGTCCGTTATTCATATCAGCAGCAAATAGCAATGGAGAAGCCTTAAAAAAGTTTCAAATTACTACAGATGTAGCATCTAAAAAAGATTATGCATATGGTAAAAATGTTGCACAGAGCATCTATTCTACAATTTACGGTAACCAAACATATTTTTGGTTAAGAAATAATAGATTTAGAAAAAATAGACAAATCGCAAACGGTAAAATAGACATGAGTGTGTTTATGGATCGTTTGGAGATGAATAGTAAAGCTAACTTTGTAAATATTAATTGGAAATCAATTATTATTGGTAATACAATTGTTGCAAGATTAGTAGGCTCATGGATGAGTCGTAAAGAAAAGATTAGCGTAGTTGCTAATGATACAGCATCAGCAATGATGAAAAAATCAGCTGCAGATGAAATGGAATTTATATATAGAAATAAAGAAAATTTAGCTGCATTACAACAACAATCTGGTATAGAACTTATACCGAAAGATCAATTTGTTGCAGAAGATAAAGATGAATTAGATCAATGGATAATGGAATTTAACCATTTGCCAGAAGAAATTTTATATAGTATTGGCTGTAATAATGTATTAGAAGCTAATGGTTGGAATGATGTTTTAAAACAAAGATTATTACACGATTCTGCTGAAGTAGGATTAGTTTGTACTTATACTTGGATGGATGAGGAAGGTGAAGTTCATGTTCAATGGATTAGACCTGAAAATGCAATTTATTCTTATTCTGATTTCCCTGATTTTAGAGATACCACTTATAGAGGACATATTTTGTCTATGAAAGTTAGTGAAATAAGAGCAAGATATAGCATTGCTGCTGGCGGTATTTTAACCGAAGAAGATATTTTTAGATTAGCTCAATCATCAAAAGAATACCAATTAACAGATAAGATCAAATGGATGCAAGATTGGAATGTTTCTTGGTTAAGACCTTATGATGAATGGAATATTGATTTAGTACAATTTGAAATTAGAACATTAGATTCTGATGGTTATACTGTTACTAAAACAAAGAAAAATGGTAGCACGATTATAAGAAAGGGCAAACCTGAAAAAATAGATGAAAATCAAGAATATATTGAAGAGAAAAAATGGAATATATACGAAGGTGTATATTGTCCAGTTACTCAAACAATGATTAAGTGGGGAATTAAAAAAAATATGATTCGTCCACAAGATCCAAAAGAAATAGGTAACGCAGAGTTTTCTTATAGTTTTTATATGTACGACCCTTACGATATGCGTAATGTGGCAGTACCTGAAAAAATAGAAGAGCCTATTGAGCAAATGATTTTAGCTAGATTGAAAATACAACAAATGGTAGCTAAAATGGTACCAGCGGGTGCTTCAATTGATGTAGATGCGTTACAAGAGTTAGATTTAGGATTAGGGGATTCTGTAAAGCCATTAGAGGTACAAAAGATTTGGGAACAAACAGGTAAACTCTATTATCGTGGTAGAGATGCCGAAGGTAATAGAATTCCAGTTCCAATTACCGAATTAGCGAATACTGGTTTTGCGCCTCAATTGCAAGCATTAATTCAATTGTATCAATTCCATTATCAAGTATTAAAAGATGAGTTAGGAGAAGATCCTAATTTAATGAATCAAGCTGCACAACCAAGAGTTGCTGCTTCAAATATTGAAGCTTCAAGAATTTTAGCAAATAATGCTACAGAATATATGTATGATGCATATATCTATGTAATGGAAGAAACAGCTAAAAAAATATCTTGTTTAATTAATAAAAGTGTTACATACGGTTCTAAGAAATATAGAGATTTATTAAAAGAAAAAGATGTTGTAGATAGAAACTTTGTTGCTACAGTAAAAATGTTGCCTAGTGATATGCAAATAGCAAATTTACAAGCAATGATGAACAATGCAATAGCATCCAACCCTCAATTAATTGTATATTTAGATCCATTTAAAGCAATGAGAATTGCAAGAGAGAATGTTGAATTGGGTGAATTGTATTTTAGGCAGGCTCAAAAAAGATACATTAAAACTGAACAAGAAAAAGCTCAAATGAATAGTGAGCAAAATGCTCAAGCACAACAAGCTAGTATTCAAGCAAAAATGCAAGCAGACACTTCACTAGCTCAGCAGCAATCATTGGTAAAAGAAAAAGAAATTATATTACAAGGAGTATTTGATCTTGCTAAAGCTAATATACCTATTCCATCGCAATTACAGCAATTAGTAAATGGAATGTTGCAAAATGTAACTGTGCCAATTGAAGTTCAAAATCAACAACAACAACAAGCTCTAGAACAACAAGCACAGCAACAACAGATGGAACAAGAACAAATGGGGATGCAGCAAGGTCAACAAATGCCAAATGAAGAAGAACAAATGATGATGGAAGAACAAATGCAACAACAATAATTATAAAAAATTAAAATAAAAAAAAATGGCAACGGTAAGCAAGCTTTTAATAAGACTACAAAAATTTAGCTCAAAAATCAGTACAACTGTAGATGCAACTGAATCATTTAACACAGATAATTCTTTTTATCAAGATTTATCTGGATGGGATTCGGCTGTAGTTCAATTTGTAGGAACATCTGGAACAATTAGTTTTAGTACTACAAATGATAATGGTTCTATCACAGGACAATTATTACCAGCACCAGAAGTTCCACTTAACTGGGTTACAGTTTTAGGGGTAAATTTGACAACTAAAGCAGATGTATCATCAATTAACGCTAGTGGTATCGTTTCATTCGGTATTATTGGTAATTATTTACTTTTACAAGGTTCAGCAGCTACAACTACAACAACGGCTGCACCTTAAAATTATAAAATCAAAATAATATGTCAAATTCAATAGCATATGTATTATCTAAAAATACATACCCTAATGCCTTTCAGGCAAATCTTATAGGAGTTAATCAAGGCACTCAAATTGTATATGCAACAACAAGTACATTAACATCTGCAAATGTATTATTTGCCGATAGTAGATTAACACAGCCTATTTATGGAGATGGAACAAGTTGGTATGGCGTGCAATTATTGACAAATACTGCTATAGTATATCCTATTACTATAAGTGCAAGTGGAACAATAGCAATTGGTTCTGGAACTACAACGACCACAACAACCGCAGCCCCAACAACCACCACTACAACAGCAGCTTAAACAAAATAGAAACCAAATCAGCATTTATGCCAGAGAATACAGACATGTCAGCGCCAATTACGCTAGCAGAAGGTTACAATCCGTTTTCGGATGAAAATGCACCACAAGTGCAACAGCAAGTAGAAGTAGCCCCTACTGCAAATGAGCCTAATAATGAACAACAATCGGCTCAAGTTAATCAAGAAGATCAAAATTTAGTTAGTCAACCTTCAGTTTTTGATCCAAATTCTTTTATAAAAGAAAGATTTGGATTTGATACTGTAGATGAAGCTGAAGAAGCATTTTCTAGATTAATTGAAGAAAACGAAAGAAATACTCAATTTCAATTTAAAGATGATGTAAGCAAAACATTGTTTGATGCTATTAAAGAAGGAAAAGCAGATGATGTTTATGAAGTTTTAAATCAACAAAAAAAGTTAGAAAAATTAATAAATTCAGAATTAAATTATGAAATTGCTGCCGAGATTGTAAAAACAAATATTAAAAATAAACATAGTAGTTTATCAAACGAAGATGTTGACCTTTTGTTTTATGATCAATTTTTCGTACCTTTAAAACCTGAACAAGGTTATGATGAATCAGATGATGATTATGCTGCAAAAGTAAATCAATGGCAATCACAAGTTGATTATACTGAAAGAAGATTGATGATTGAGGCAAAGGTTTTAAAGCCAGAAATTGAAAAATTAAGAAGCGAAATAACCTTACCAGATATATATAATGAATCCGGCAGAGAAGCTGAATCTCAAGCAGAATTTGAGATAATGCAAGAAGCTAGATCAATTTATGAAAGAACTTTAGATTCTGACTTCCAATCCTTCAATGGATTTAATGTTTCGGTAAAAGACGAGGATGTTGAAATACCGATTTCATTTAATGTAGCTGAAGAAGAAAGATTGGCAATGAAGAATGATTTGGAGGATTTTGATACAGATTTATATTTTGAGAATAGGTGGTTTAACAAGGAAGGTAAGCCAAATGTTCAACAAATAATGGCAGATAAATATTTGCTAGAAAATCGTGAAAAAATCTTTTCAAAGATAGCAAATGAAGCTGCATCTCAAAGATTGTTAGCTCATTTGAAGAAGAACGGAAATATTAATATCAACCAAACACCCACTCCACAAGGAGCGAAACCAGATCTCAATGGCATAGAAGCTGAAAGGCTAAGGATGGCAGAATGGGCATTTAGTTCGTAACTTGGTATTGCCTTTGGAGGAGGCGTAAAAAAATAAATTCAATATTATGGCAGGAATACCTACCTCAAATATTTTGCAGCCCGGTTCAATCGCGTTGCAATCCCAGAATAGACAACTTATGGTTGATCTACAATTATTAACACCACAGTATTACAAGCAATACACTCAAAAGTATGGCAATGAAGATTTTACTTTTTGGTTAGCTGCTCATAGCGGTATGGAAGAAGTTAAAAACTTAAATTTCTTCTGGTTTGAAAACAGAGGTAAATTAATGCCGGGTGTTACAAATACTGCAACAGTTGCTGCTGCGGTTGGTGCTACTATTACTTTAACTTTAGGACAAGAGGCTTATTTTAATAATGGTACTCAATCTCCTTTAAGAGTTAATGAAACATTGCGTGTAGCTTCTTCAAACATTGAAGGTGTTATCTTGTCAATTAATAGTTCTACTCCTTATGCATTTACTTTCACAGTTGCTCCAAAACAAACTTCTCAAAGATTTGCTTCAGCTGGTTCAACTAGCTTATTAGCAGGTGAGGTTTTATTATTTGGTGGTGATGCAGATGCTGGTGAAGCTTCTGATGCTATCTATCCTTTGATTCAATTAGATCAAAGATATGATAACAATATCACAGAAATTCGTGATGGTTGGTCTAACACTGACTTAGCGCAAATGGCTGATACATATTATGAGTTCCCAGTATCTCCAGATATGGCTGCTAATGGTGTAACTGCATTTACTTACAAAGGTATGTATAAGACTCTTGTTCGTTTTAAAAACAACGTAGAAGCTAAATTAATGCGTGGTAATAGCCAAAACAACTCTGCAATCAACAATTCAACTGGTTCTGAAGGTATCATTCCTAAAGTTGTAGCTGATGGCGAAACTGTTGGTTATACTCCGGGTACTTTAGATATACAAAAATTACATGAGATTACTCGTATTATGGATGTTAATGGTTGTGCTAAGCAAAATGCTTGGTTATGCGACATATTCCAAAGACAAGATTTCTCTGATGGTATCTTTGCTGCTTACCCAGCTGGTGCTTTTGTTTATGGACAAGGTGAAAAATCAAAAGAAGCTTCTGTATCTTATGGTTTCCAAGAAATCTTTATTGATGGATATTTATTATCTGTTAAGAAGTATCCTCAATTCAATACTGAGGTTACAACTGGTTTAACTCCAAATGTAGATTACTTCCGTAATTTTGGTATGATTTACCCAATGGGTGAAACTAAGGATGCTAAAACTGCTCAAGTTTACAAGAATATCACAATCATGTATCAACAACCTCCTGTAGGTGGTACTGTTGGTAACGGTATTCGTGTATGGCAATATGGTGGTGGATCTCCTAATCCAACAGATGGTACAATGACTAATCAAATTGCGATGATCACTTATCGTGGTACTCGTGTTTGTGCAGCAAACCAATTCATCATTGTTCAAGGTAACTAATTAGTTATTAGGACATTTTAATTATGGTAGGGGCAACTTTATTGATTGCCTCTACCTATTTTAACATTTAAAAAACCATTTATGGCAAAGTTAAAGGCATCAATAGGGATAAATGAATTTAATTTATCTCAACAAGGAGAATTTGTTAATGTTAGGCAACAAGAGGAAGCAGCTGTTGCAATGAGCGAAGCTCCTGTTTCAAACGAAAGTGTTACTTTTAAGATTTTTAAGTTATCAGATACAAAAAAGAATGGTAAATACCATATGGAAGGTATTGATGATGTTTGGAATCCAGAGAAAAAAAGAATGGAAAGGATTAGACTTTTAACAGGTTATCCTAGTATTTGGGTAGAAGATCAAAAAGGTTTAGAAAAAAGCTTTGTTGAAAAAAATAGAAGGAGTTTAATATTTGACAGAAGGGTTTTAAGAATCCCCGATTACGATATGACAGCACTTGAATTTTTAAGTCTTTGTAATGCAAATTTGGATAATCCAAACAAAAAAGGCACTAGAAAGATTACTTTCTTTGAATGGAATCCTCAAAGAACAGCTGAATTAGAAAGAGAAAAGAGAGTTGCTAAGGTTAAAGCTATTAAATATGCTTCATTAGCTAGTGATGAAGAAATGCGTAAACATTGTAATTATCTTGGTATTTTGTTTACAGACGAATTAGGTATGCCTAAGTCTAACGAAGCATTAAGAAATGATTACGAATTATATGCTGAAGCACAACCTAATAAGTTTATGGAAAGTGCTGGTTCTAAGGAAGTTGAAGTAGCTTTTATTATTAAAAAAGCTTTAATTGACAATAGAATTGATGTTAATAGCAAAAAAGGTTCTGCTTATTGGGCTAATGATGGTGGGTTTATTTGTAAAATACCATCTGACAAAAGACCTGAAAGCTATTTAGTTGAATATGCCATGTTCCCTCAAGATGATTGTAAGGCATTTTTAGAGCAATTAAAGAAATTAATGTAGTTCTTCTCTCTCTAAATAAAAGAAGCCCTGTAACTAAAAATTACGGGGTTTTTTGTATCTTTTTCGTATATTTGTTGTATAACTTATTCCAATGAATGTTAATGATATGTATCGTATTTGTCAGTTTGCAGTTAACAAGGCGCAAAATGGCTATTTGACTCCATCTGAATTTAATTTGACTATAAATCAAGCACAAGTTTCATATCAAGATTACTTGTTGGGAGAGTTTCAGCAATATCAATATGGTAGACCACAGGCTAGAATTAATTATAGCCAAAATGAAAATATTAGACAAAGATTATCTCCATTAATTACAAGTGCTACATTATCTATTAATGGGTCTGGTGAATCAGCTTATCCTGCTGATTATGTGCAAGCTGATACAATGATAACAACAGCTTTTAATAGGGTTAGATTTGTGCAGCAAGATACTCTATATTCTTATTATAATAGCCAAATTGATCCAATTGCAACTAATCCTATTTATTTATTAGAACCTACTGGATTCCAATTTTATCCTGTAACGCTTGGTAGTGCAATTTTAACTTATGTAAAAGATGCACCTGAAATCGTTTGGGCTTATACCACTGTTAATGGCAGACCTGTTTATAGTTCTGGCACAAGCGTTCAGCCTGTTTGGGATAATGTAGATTTATTAGAAATAATAGCTAGGGCATTAAAATTAATTGGCTTAAATTTACAAGACGGACAAGTACAGCAATATGCTAATCAAGTAACACAAACTGGGCAATAATGACTAGATACGCATTTATAGAAAGAATATTAAGACAAATATATAACGGACAGCCATCCGATGATTCAAGTATTACATACAATCAAGTTAATCAATGGCTTAATGATGCTATTGCATTAGCTGCTAGAAAGAATTATATGGATGGTTTGCAAATGGATGGGGTAGCTTATGTTAATAATTCATTTTACACTACATTTAAAGCGTTACCAGTTGTAAATGAAAACGTTACAACTTATTCAATCTCATTGCCAGTAATACCTGTTGCATTAGGAAAAAATGAAGGGGTTGCAACATTGCAATTTATAGGCGAGGGAAAGATTTCTCAAACAGCTATACCATTAAGCACAAATCAAGTTGGTTATATAGATAGTCTTAGACCAATTCAGAATAAATTATTATATTGGATTGAAGGTAAAAATATATATGTAAAATCATCTATATTGTTATCTCAATATACTGCAAATGTAAGAATGATTAGTGGAGGTGATTCTACTAATTTACAATCTACATTAATTATACCAGATGACTATGTTCCAATGATGATTGAATATATCAAATCTCAATTAGCATTTGAAAGGTCAAGACCAATAGATACAAGTAATGACGGAGTAGATAACAACAACTAAATAATATATGAAACCAATTAGAGATATGGTGTTAGTAAAACCATTTGCACCAGAAGAAATCACAGAAGGCGGTTTGTTTTTACCAGAAGGGTACAGAGAAAGAAATTGCAAGGCAAAAGTTATTTCTGTAGGAAGAGGTACGGCTAAAGTTAAAATGGAAGCAAAAAAAGATGATGTTATTTTTCACATAAAAGGAGCAGGTGAACCAATTATTTTAGATAATGAACTTGTATTCTTAATTCGTCAGAACGATATATTAGCTTACGCATCAAATAATTAAATATGTCACAGGTTAGAAATTATATAACAATAGATTCTGTAATCAATGATTACATGGATGAAAGTGAGCAATCCGTACACAAGTACGCTAAATTATACAATATAGCAGTACGAGGTATGGAAAAATTGGGACTTGACTTTTTTTACAAAATAAGAAGTGTAAAAATCCCTATTGATACAACAAATTATACGGCACAATTGCCTAATGATTATATTAGCTATACTAAAATAGGTGTATTAAATTCAGTAGGAGAAATTATTCCATTGAAGTTTAATAACAAAATGACATATTATGCAGACCAACAGCCAGATAGATTGGAATTGACTCAAGACAATACTTTAGCTACATGGTATCAAAGAGATTTGCCATTATGGTTTAACTATTGGGATGGGTATGGTTTTCAAAATATTTATGGTTTACCAAGTGGCTCTCCATTTGTAGGTCAATTTAATATTGATGATTCAAATGGTGTTGTGCTTTTAAATCAATATTTCTATTATGATTATTTAATGATAGAGTATTTATCTAGTGGTAATCCAGAAGAAACATATTCTATACCTATTCAATTTAGAGAAGCATTGCTTTCTTGGTTATCTTGGAGAGATATAGCTACTATGCCAAGTACAAGAAAGGGTAATCTAGGTGACAAAAGAGATAGAAAAAATGAATTCTATAATCAAAGAAGAATTGCTAATGCTCAATTTAAGCCATTGTACTTAATGCAAGCTTACGAACAAAATTTAGACACTCAAAGAATGACTGTTAAGGCATAAAAAATGATAATAAATACTCCTTTTAGCGGTAGATTAAACTTAGATGATGCTGATTATAGAATTAGTAATAATGACTATATTGATGCCTTAAATATAACAAAAGATGCTCAAGGAGCAGCTCAAGATAAAGTAGTTTCCAATATACAAGGAAATACTTTAATACCATATACAGCTCCTAATGGTACCAATAAAGTTATTGGTTTTTATTCAGATAAAGTTAGAAATAGAGCTTATTACTTTTTATGGAATAGTAATGGATTTAATACAATACTATATTATGACTTAAATACAAATGCAGTAGTACCTGTTTTAATAAGTAAAACACAAAGCAATGGCGTTGATATTTTAAATTTTAATCCATCTTATAAAGTTTTATCAATAAATATTTTTTATAGAGATATAGAAGGTGATATTTTATTCTTTAATGATGCATATAATCAACCAAAAAGTTTAAATGTAAATAACTTATACGGGAATGATTGGTATTTAGAATACTTGTTAGTTGCAAAAGCTCCTCCAGTAATGCCTCCAAAAGTGGTTTACGAAAACGATACTACAATAACAATTAACAATTTAAGAAACAAATTGTTTCAATTTTCATACAGATATGTTTATGATAACAATGAAAAATCTGTTTGGAGTTCAAAAAGTATTGTACCATTGCCTCAACAGCCTTCTGAAACACTTACTGATTTTATTGCTACAGATAATGCAAGAATAGCTGTATTATTTTCAACTGGTGGCCCGGATGTAAAAGCTGTAGAGCTTTGTTTTAGAGAAACTACAAATGGTTTAACTAGCGATTGGTTTTTAATAGAATCTTTTGATGTTTCAAATATTGATAATGATATTTTTATTACAAAGTTTTTTAACGACTCTATTTATACTCAATTAGATATAATTGAAACAAATCAATTACAGGATTGGGTACCACAAAGAGCAAATGCTGGGGAACTAGCTAATGGAAATGTTTTGTTATATGCTGGTATTTTAGAGGGTTACGATAAAACAAATATGAATTTGAGTGTTGATTTAACTCCAAACGCATATACTTATTTTTATGATCAAGCTGGGGTATTATTACTTGCTACAGTAAATGGTACAGATAGTGGTTCTGGTACGCAAATGAGTATTTATCTTTATGGAACTGGAATAAATACAAACGGGGAAGTTACAACCTTAAATAACTCTGCTGGCGGATATTACATTAATTCATTTTCAGCAAATGGTACAGATTTAAGTGTATCTTATACGGCTAATTCATCTATTTCAAATAGTGTTAATAGTATTTTAAGTGGAATTTCCGCTGCAATGGTAGCGAAAGGTTATACTCAAGTTGGGGCTATAGTTGGCAATAAGTTAGTTATGAATTACTCAAGTGGGTTTGTTTTAACTTCTGTTGGGTTTAAAACATTGACTTTATTAAGTAATAATAATACTCGTTTTGCTTATGTGTGGGATTCTGGTTATCAATATGCAATTCAGTATTTTGATGCACAAGGAAGAACTATTGGCGCGCAAACATCAATTGGTGGTACAATTAATACCCCAAGTTTTACTCATTTACCAGATGATCAACCTTTAATAAACTATCCTCAAGTAAGTTTAAATATACTTAACAGACCACCATTATACGCTACATATTATCAAGTTTTAAGATCAAATAATACAACTTATAATAAAAGATTATGTTGGATTAGTGAATCAGCTTTTGCAGGCATAACTAATAATGTAGATAATTCAAGATTCTTTTACATTGGTATTGGCAATATTGCAGCTTATAATGAAGCCATAAGTTCAACACAAAATGTTGTTTCATATAATTATACAGAAGGAGATAGAATTAGGTTTATTGCTAGATATAATGTTACTAATGACATTAATTATATAACCGAGCAATTTGATTATGAAATAATTGGTACTGTTACTTCTTTTGAATATAATATAACATATCCAGCTCCAGTATTAATAGATACTAATACATATACAGCTACTGGAAACTTCTTAAAAGTAAGATATCCTAATGATGACATAGGTGGTAATTTCCAATTTACAGGTACTCCTGATTTTCAACATTATGAAATTTTATTATACAATTATTCTACAAATGCTGATTTAAATCAAAGATTTTTTTATGAATTTGGTAAAGAATACGGTATCGGAAATCCGGGAACAGCTACTAGATATCATATGGGTTTGCAAACACAATCTAGCGTAAATCCAAGTGCGGTTCCAGCTATTATTCCTGTTACAAATGGTGATTTATTTTATAGGATTAGAACAGTCCCATATAGTGATAATTTTTCTTATTCTTCTACTGTATTTGATATTGAAACTTTCCAAGATCCTATAACAAGAAGTGAAACATTTCCAATTACAGTTGATAGATCTATTGACAACAATTCATATAGAATACAAACACAGCCAAATGCACAAGTATTTTTAACTGGAAGCGGTTTCCCTATTTGGGTTAGTACGGGTTATTTTTTCTATAATAAATCAAACATTTCTGAAAAAATTATATCAATTAATGGTTCTTTTAATGTGTCATCAGATGGTGCTTCTACTTTTTCTGTTTATGCTATTATTTGTACTTCAACGGGAATTCCATCTGCAAAATATACAATTTCTTTATTGCCTATAGAGGTTAATAATTTAACTCAAAATGTACCTACAAAATTTACAATTAATAAAAGATTTAGCGTTCCCGCAACAGGAAAAGTATGGATAGTAGCTAAATCTACAAATGATGATACGGGAACTAATAACATAATTGTTCAGCCATTAAATTTTGATTTTCAAATTTTAAAGGAAAAACAAATTGGAATTATTGAATCAAGTTTTAATGATACTTTAAATTTAGTTACAAACAGCAATGGAAGGCCATCTGTTATTGACGAAAACGCAAGACAAACATATTTTCCAACTTTGATAAGATTTGGTCAAGCCTATCAAACAAATACTAATATAAACGCTACTAATAGATTCTTTTATGAAGATTTTGATGAGTATGATAGAACATTTGGGGATGTATTAAGATTGCATGTTAGAGATAGATATTTAAAGGTTTATCAGCAATTTAAAGTAGGTAATGTGCCTATTTTTACTCAAATCGTAAAAGACGTAACAGGTAACCCTTTACAAGCAAATAGTGACCAGTTAATTAACAAAATACAATATTACGCAGGTGATTATGGTATTGGAGATGCTGCAACAAGTCTTGCATGGAATAACTTTGCAGACTATTTTGTAGATAATTACAGAGGTGTAGTTTGTAGATTAAGCCAAAATGGAATTGAGCCAATTAGTATTCTTTATAAAACTAATGCTTTCTTTGTTGACAAAACAGCAGCTTATAGAAAAGATTTAAATAATTCAATTTCTAATGGTGGGGTTTATACTGGAGATCCATGTATTTATGGTGTATTTGATGCAAATACTAATAAGTATATAATCGCACTAGAGGAAATTAATAGATATATTACAACTACAACGACTACAACAACTGCTGCACCGACAACGACTACTACAGCCTCACCAACGACTACAACAACAGCCTCACCTACTACAACTACAACATTTAGTCCTGAACCATGTAATTGTGTTGAGGTTAATATTACATCAGTAGGTGGTGATGTTGCTACATTGAATTGTTATGGTGTAAATATAACTTATGCTTATCCAACAGCGGGAATTAGATATATTTGTGCGTCAGTAGTTGGTGGAGTATTACAAGCTGAAATTGTATCAGGTACAGGAACTTTAACGCCTATAGGCAATTGCAAAACAGCCGCTTGCCCTCCGGTTTCAACTACAACTACAACCACAATTCTT